AGAATAATAATGGCAAGAACACAAAAAATTAATGAGAACTTCTCTCTGAGTTTTAACAGCAGAGAAGATCAAACAGGCGATACAGTGGCAGACATCGATGTTAGATTTGACAATCCCAAGGATGATTCTGTTATAATCAATAGACTAAACACTTGGCTACAAGCAATTGGTCGTACTGACATTGTTGTGAGTCCAAAGAAACTACCAAAGGGTGAATAATGGCAAAAGCATTTGATATCAGTAAATTCAGAAAGTCAATTACAAAGAGCATCGAAGGTCTTAGTATTGGCTTCAACGACCCAACTGACTGGGTTAGCACAAACAACTACGCATTAAACTATCTTATCAGCGGGGACTTTAAAAAAGGTATTCCTCTAGGTAAAGTCACAGTGTTTGCTGGTGAAAGTGGTGCAGGTAAGAGTTTTATCTGTTCAGGTAATCTAGTATCTAACGCACAGAAAGCAGGTATCTTTCCAATCTTAATTGACACAGAGAACGCATTAGACGAAGCCTGGTTACACGCTCTTGATGTTGACACTAGCCCAGAAAAGTTGCTAAAACTTAATATGGCCATGATCGATGATGTGGCAAAGACTATCACAGAATTTGTTGCTGAATATCGGGCAATGCCCGAAGACGAACGTCCAAAAATATTATTTGTTATTGACAGTCTCGGTATGCTGTTGACACCAACAGATGTTAATCAGTTTCAAGCAGGCGATTTAAAAGGTGATATGGGCCGTAAACCTAAAGCACTGACAGCACTTGTTCGTAATTGTGTTAATATGTTTGGTTCTCTGGGTATTGGCCTAGTAGCAACCAATCACACATACGCTTCACAAGATATGTTTGATCCAGATGACAAGATCAGTGGTGGACAAGGATTTATCTACGCCAGTTCTATTGTAGTAGCAATGCGTAAATTAAAATTGAAAGAAGACGAGGACGGCGATAAAACTACAACTGTTAACGGTATCCGTGCTGCCTGTAAGATTATGAAAACTCGTTATGCTAAACCATTTGAAAGTGTACAGGTTAAGATTCCCTATGAGACAGGTATGAACCCCTATAGCGGACTAGTTGACCTAGCAGAAGCCAAGGGCTTGCTCAAGAAGGAAGGAAACAGTCTTGTCTACACATCAGCCGACGGTGAGGTAATCAAACAATTCCGTAAGGCCTGGGAAAAGAATGAGAAGAACGGCCTTGACATCATGATGGAAGACATTTCAAATAATGGTGAAAAACCCGCTTCAGAGATAACTACTAATGTTGAACCTGAAACGGAGATTACTGAATGAAAGAAGATTTAATTGCAGATATTTGGACCTTGGTCATTGAACACATCCCAGAAAAGCATCGCAAAGATCTTGCGGCAGACTTTGTTAATACTTTATTAGACTATGGTATTAAAGAAAGTATTTTAAAAGATTTAATGGGTGTTGATTCCTATCTCGATGATGCAATTAACTATGCCATCGACGGTGAAGAAATTGACGACGAAGATCCAGAATACTACGAAGATGAGGAATAAATGAATTGGTATGATAAGGTTAGTAAAGATATCTCTCACATACCCGATGCTGTGGCATATTATGAAGCTGAATTAATCGCGGCAAAGACTGATGTCCGCATAGCGGGAAACCTTGAAAGAGCCGCTGCTAATATGCCCGGTATTGTTGAGAATAGATTTAACCAACTTCAAGAAATTGAAGGAATCTTAGAATACCTTAATATTGAACTCCGTAGACTTCGTAGTCAACACTTTCGTAAATATCTTGAAAACTACCAACGTCAATTGAGCTCTAGAGACTGTGAAAAGTTTGTAGAGGGCGAAGCCGACGTGGTAGATTTTGAAAAGATTATCAACGACTTTGCCTTGTTACGAAACAAGTGGTTGGGCATTATCAAAGCATTAGATATTAAACAATGGCAAGTGTCCAACATTGTCAAACTGCGCACTGCGGGACTTGAAGACGCCACTCTTTAAAGATCAAAAAAATTGTGCAGGTAAATATCTGCATGAAAAAAATTGTTTTAATCACCGGTGGGTTTGACCCTCTACATTCCGGACATATTGCTTATATTAACGCAGCTAGAGAACTTGGCGATTCGTTGATCGTTGGAGTGAATTCTGACGAATGGCTCCGTCGGAAGAAAGGGCAAGAATTTATGCCCTGGGAAGAGAGAGCAACTATAATTGCAGCTCTACACAATGTTGATAGAGTTATCAATTTTAACGATAGCGACAATAGTGCTAAAGATGCTATCAGAAAAGTTAGAGAAATTTATTCAAACGCACAAATCATCTTTGCTAACGGCGGAGATCGAACCAAAGAAAATATTCCCGAAATGGAATTACTTGAGGAAATGCTTCATTTAGAATTTGCGTTCGGCGTAGGTGGCGAGAACAAGAAGAACTCCAGTAGTTGGATACTTCAAGAATGGAAATCTCCTAAGACCAGTCGAGCCTGGGGATATTATAGAGTATTACACGAACAAGGTAAAGAAGTTAAATTAAAAGAACTAACAGTAACTCCTAAGACCTGTTTAAGTATGCAGCGTCACAAAGATCGTGCAGAACATTGGTTTGTTTCCGAAGGCACTGCAACAGTATATACAGTTGATTCTTCAACTGATATGGATCTACTAGGTGAGTTTGAGACATTTCAACACGTACATATCTCAAAGCATCAATGGCACAAGCTATGCAACGAAACTGATAAACCGTTGAGAGTCATTGAAATCCAATACGGTGAAAACTGTGTGGAAGAGGATATAGAAAGAAAATGAAAGTATTTATTGGCTATGATATTAGAGAAGATATGGCTTATCAGGTCTGCGAATACAGCATACTGAAACATCAGCCCGCAGCACAAGTTATACCGATGAAACAAAAAGAACTTAGAGACAGTGGAGTTTATAACAGAGATATTGATCCTCTAAGTTCCACAGAATTTACATTCACTAGATTTCTTGTACCATATCTCTCAGACTACAAAGGATGGGCCCTGTTTGTAGATTGTGATTTCGTATTTGTAGAGGATATCAAAGAATTATTTGCACAGGCCGATGACCAATATGCAGTAATGGTAGTAAAGCACGACTATGCTCCAAAAGAAGATTTAAAGATGGACGGATGCCGTCAATTGCCGTATCCTAGAAAAAATTGGAGTTCTGCGATACTATGGAACTGTGGGCATCTCTCAAACAAACAGATCACTCCAGACGTTGTTAATTCTCAGACCGGCCAGTATCTACATAGATTTAATTGGTTAGATGATAAAGAAATTGGAGAGTTGAAACCAGAATGGAATTGGTTAGTGGGTTGGTATCAAGAACCCAAAGATGGCATACCTAAGGCCCTGCACTATACCGAAGGCGGCCCTTGGTTTTCTAAATACAGACGTTGTGAATATCACAAGGTCTGGAAAAAATATCTCAAAGAGATGCTTAAATGATATTCCTCAGCAAAGACGGTCAAGACCCATATATCAACATGCTGGCACAAGGCTGCGGTAAAAAAATCACTGACACCAACGACTTCGATTATGCTGCTAGTTCCGAACCTATCGTGCTGCGGGGCATACTCAAGAAAAAAATCATACATCGTTGTTTAGCCGATGGCAGAACATTTTACTACGTAGACACAGGATACTTTGGCAATGAAATAACTGCCAGTAATCCCAATGGTTGGAAATATTGGCACAGAATCGTAAAGAACGATCTACAACACAAACATGTTGTGCTGAGATCCGATGATAGATTTAAAAATTTTAAGAAAACAATATCACCTTGGAAAAAAACAGGATCTAAGATATTAATAGCAAAGCCTGATGATAAGCCAATGAGATTCTATGACTACGACATAGATCTATGGCTGCAGAATACTGTTGACACTATCCGCAAGCACACTGACAGGCCTATAGAGATTAGAGATCGTGCTGCCAAACGCATAGATAGAATACAGCACAACACACTGCAAGAAGCATTAGATGATGATGTTTTTGCACTGGTGACTTTTAACAGTGTAGCCGCAGTAGAATCTGTGTTTCACGGTATTCCTGTGTTTACACTTGCGCCAACTAATGCTGCTGAGCCTATGGGACTGCAGGATCTTTCACTGATAGAAACTCCTCGTTATCCAGACAGTGATGAAGTTTATCAATGGGCCTGCCATTTAGCCTACGGGCAATTTCATAACAGCGAATTGCGCAACGGTAAAGCCATGGAGATATTGTCGAAATCATGAAAGATTTATCTTTAGAAGAATCATTAGTACTTGGATCTAACGGTATCTGTACTGTTGATATGTCC